TAACAATATCGTTGAAAGATTACGATGAGTTGCGTAATCAAGAAACATTTGTAAAAGATACAAAACAGGCCTTATTAAAATCAGCTAAAGAGTTAGAAGTATTCTTATCTTTTCTTTGTACCAGGGAATCAATCACTGAGTACATTGACGAGTTTAACAATCATGCAAAGACTTGCAAAATTAGACTGATAGATGGTAGAGCCAAAATAGAATTATTAAATGCAAAACAAGATGAAAGCGATCAAGATTAAGGCACAGACAACCTTTAAATATCTTTCATTCTTTAACGGATTATTTAAGCTCACAGAAAATGAACTTAAAGTTCTTACAGCTCTAGTTGAAAATAACGAAGAACAAAATCTTTGTTCAGCTGCTAACAAAAAGAAGATAGCTGAAATACTAGAGATTAAAGATCACAATACTCTAAACAATTACGTTAAAAGATTGAAGGATAAAAAAGCTATTATTAAAGATAAAGCTAACTATAAACTAAACCCAATGCTTGTAAAGCAGAACAGGGTTATAGCCATTATAGCAGATGACAAAGATTAATATAGCTAAAAAAATAGTATGCATATGGGATTTAAGTTATTTCTATGTAACGACAATTCAAGATGCAAATGGAACTTTAGATGAATGTATAATTGAACAATATGAATTCGAAAATCAAGGCAAGCACCCTACAGATGATTAAAAATTATACTGTAGACACATGGGATTATGTTAAAGAAGGTTGTCCTCCTACTCCAAAAGATGAGTATAATAAAAGGATAGAAATCTGCAATGCATGCCCATCTATTATTCATGAAACTTTTAAGTGTTCAGTGTGTGGATGTCCAATGGCTAAAAAAGCTAGAAGACAAACATCAACTTGTCCACTTAATAAATGGCCTAAAACTGTCATTGGATCTACAGGTAAAAAAATTCAAATAACTAAACCCAATGAAAAAGGAAAAGAAACTGATAATCCAACTGGCAACCAAGCATAATCTTCCAATACATACTATTGAAGAAGTTATATTCTCTCAATTTAAGTTTGTAGCAGAAATTATAAAACAACCTGGTTTTCAAACAATTAAGCTTCCATATTTTGGAAAATTTCATGCAAAAAAAGAGCGCATAGCTCACATGAATGAGAAAACTAGGCGTAAACTAGAAAAACTGAGCGCAAAATGAAAGATCTATTAACATTAGCAGAAGGAAAAGTTGAACCATCTCCGTATGCATTGACTATCCCAGAGTTTAAAAATTTATCTGTAAATGAACTAGCATTTGTTTACTTTTTTGTTGACCATAGATCTAGTTATGCAGCCTATGAAATAGATGAAAGGCAGGATATTCTTTTGGCTGATTTAAAAATGACGTCAGTCAACCCAAAGATTAAAGCAGCAGTTAGTAAGTATATGTTACTATCTGAAACACATGCTATTAAACTTCTTAAAGCTGCACGTATCTCAGTTACTAAACTTCAAAAGTATTTTGAAACTATTGACCTAACAGATATGGATGAGAATGGACGGTTAATCTACCAGGCAAAAGACTTAGTTGCTAACTTATCCAAAATGGGGGATGTAGTTGAAGGATTAGATAAACTAGAAGAGTTAGTTAAAAAGCAAGCAGAAAAAGATAATCCAAATCGTGGAGGTGTTGTAACAAATAAGTATAGCGAATGACAAAGTTTAAAGATACACATTTATTTTCCCCAGCATCTAGTACATTTTTGACCAAAGGGTATTATACCGATGAGGCTAAAAACTCTAAAAAGTACTATGAATTTTGGGATGAAGAAAAGCATAGATGTTTGTATGGATATGAGGTAGATGGAGTCCACATTACAGGATTCCATTACTTTTATCTTAACTATTGTGTTATAGATAGAGTTGTAGACGTCGTAGACCCAGTAACTGGAGAAGAATACTCACAACGTGAAAGAACTTTCCCTGCATTTTATGATGGGGATTACGACTACTTTCAATCAATAGAAAAAGCACGTAAAACTAACAAGCATATTGTAGTACTTAAAGCTAGACGTAAAGGTTATTCGTACAAAGCCGCAGCTATGTTAGCTAGAAACTACTATCATTTACGTAATTCTAAGAACTTTGTATTTGCATCAGATAAACAATACTTGATTGGGGATGGTATTATGTCTAAAACGTGGGATATTCTTTCGTTTATAGACGACAATACAGCGTGGACTCAACCAAGGATTAAAGATACTGATATGCATAAGCAATCAGGGTACAAAAAGAACGTAAATGGAGCTGACGTAACTCTAGGTTTTAAGTCTCAAATACTAGCAGTGAGTTTAAAAGATGATCCAGACAAAGTCCGTGGTAAAGCAGGGGAGTTAATATTCTTTGAAGAAGCAGGATCCTTTACAGGATTGCTAAAAGCTTGGGAAGTTGCTATGCCAACCATGAAACAAGGGTCAAAAACACTTGGAACTATGGTGGCGTTTGGAACTGGTGGAGAAGAAGGGCCTGGATTTGAAGGATTGGAAGAGTTATTTTACCATCCTGATGCATATGATTGTTTATCTTTTGAAAATGAGTGGGATGCTGGTGCAATGGGAACACAATGTGGATTCTTTCACCCTATTTACAAAAACCTAGATGGGTTTATTGACAAAGATGGGAATAGTGACACCAACGCAGCTATAGAATTTGAGTTAGAACAGAGAGAAAAGAAGAAAAAAGGTAATGATGCTAAGTCATTTGACCAATATGTAGCAGAACATGCCTTTACTCCGCAAGAGGCTACATTACAAGTAACTGGAAATACGTTTGATGTTACATCTTTAAAAGAACAGTACAATAGAGTGATAGCAAACAACTTAGATGCTATAGGAGTTGCAGGAGAATTGTATTATAACTCTGAAGGTAAAGTAGATTTCCGTGGTAATTCACCACATAGACCTATTACTAAGTTCCCACATAGGAAAGATGATGACGTAACAGGGGCAGTTGTAGTATATGAAACCCCATATAAGACTGATATTGAGCAAGTTACCCCAAAAAACATGTACATAATTGGACATGACCCTTACGCGCAAGCGGGTACGTCAGGATCTTTGGGGGCAGCATACGTTATTAAAGTCCCAAATAACCTATCTAAACCAGATGACTTAATTGTTGCATCTTATGTAGGCCGTCCACAAACTCAAGATGAGTATAATAGAAATCTATTTATGCTAGCAGAATACTATAACGCAAAAATAGGATTTGAGAATGACCGAGGTGAAGTTATCCCTTATGCTAAGCGTTTTAGGAAATTGCACCTACTACAAGAGGAGTTTGAGATGCTAGATAAACGTGATCTTCGTAGTAAAACAGTTAAGCGTCAGTATGGAATGCACATGACTGAGCAACGTAAGAACCAAGGAGAACTTTATATTAGGGATTGGCTAATAGATAGTAGAGGATCTGACGAAGACGGCAACGTAACTCTTAATATGCATAAGATTTATGACCCAGGTTTATTACAAGAGTTAATTAAGTTTAATCGTAAAGGTAACTTTGACCGATCTATGGCATTAATGATAGCAATGTACCATATGCGAGAGTTATATAACAAAGAAGTCTATGTCCAAATCAATGATAATTCAGCAAATGATTGGTTTGATAAAAATTATAAGTAACTTTGCTAATATAAGACATTTTATATTTAATTTTGTAAGTAATGTACGGACAAGCCCATATACCTAAACAAAGAGTTCCATTAAGTCAGAAAGATGAAAAGTGGAAAAAAGATTGCGTAGATGCATTTATTAATTTATCTAAATTTGGTATCAGTGAGCGTCGTGCATATTTGCGATCTTTGTATGACTACTATAATGGTGTAATAGATGAAGAAGACTATAATTATGTGCTTAAGCCTTACGGAAAAACTAGGAAAAATTTCCCAACTAAGCTACGAAACTACCCAATCATTAAACCCATTATTGATTTACTTCTTGGAGAGAAATCTAAACGGCCTTTAGAGTATACAGTAACTGTACAAAATGCTGATGCTATTAGTCAAAAAGAAGAGCAGTTACAAAACTTGCTTTTAAATAACATCCGTACTCAGTTTTTAAATACTCTTATTCAACAAGGACAAGTTGAAGGAGAACAACAAGAAGTTCCGCTTCCTAAACAAATTCAAGAAGAGTTCAATAGATCTTATGTAGATTCTAGAGCAATTAGAGGACAGTATGCATTGAATTATATTATGAATCAACAAGAGATTTATGATAAGTTTCAAAAGCAATTTTTTCATTTCTTAATTGCAGGGGAGTGCTACTCACACAAAGGAGTTAGACGTAATGAACCATTTTACGAAGTCATTAATCCATTAGATGTTGACTTTGATAAAGATCCAGATATTGATTTTGTAGAAGATGGAGATTGGGCAATCATTAGAAAGTTCTCACATGCCTCTACTATAGTTGATGCTTATGGAGAGTTTTTAACTGCTGAACAAATTTTAGAGTTAGAATCTCCTACTCATACATCTGCAGAAGCTTATCTTTTGTATCGTGCAGAAGCATCAGGAGCTGATGATAATATCTATCGTAATAGATTGATAGAAATTGTAACGGTATATTGGAAGTCAAGAAAACGAATTGGGTTTTTAAATTATATAGATCCCAATACGGGAACTCAAGAAGTTAGAGAAGTTGATGAAACTTTTAAGTTAACTGCTGAGATGAAAGAACAGATGGGAGCATCTTTAGAATGGGAATGGGTTAATGAAGTATGGGAAGGAATTAGAATTGATAGAAGATTCTATATTAAAATGAATCCATTAGCAGTTCAAAGAACTAGTCTAGATAACCCATCAATCTGTAAACTACCAATTAATGGAAGAAAATATTCTGATATTAATTCTCAACCTATCTCTTTAGTTAGTCTTGGAATTCCTTATCAGTTAAATTACAATATTTACAAGTATCGTATGGAGTTAGCAATAGCCAGGTCTAAGGATATTGTTGCTCAATTCGATATTAACATGATCCCTAAAAATTGGGATATGGATAAGTTTATGTACTATGTAGAGGGTACAGGTATTGCTTGGGTAGACTATAATAAAGAGGGAATACAACTATCCCCCCAGCACCAATCTGTGTTGGATATGTCAATTAAGACGATCTCACAATATCTTACCCTCTTAGAATCGATAATGGTTGAGTGGGAAAAATTGAGTGGTGTTAATAGACAACGTCAAGGTTCCGTTGGAATGTATGAAGGTAAAGGAACATCACAACAAGCCATTGTCCAATCTTCTCATATAACAGAAGATATATTTAGAAAGTTCTCAAACTTTGAGCAACGTGAATTACAAGGATTAATCGACTACTCTAAAGTAGCTTGGATTAATGGCAAAAAAGGAATGTTTGTAATGCCAGACAACACATTAGCAGAATTAGATGTTGAAGGATTAGGACACTTAGAATCTGAATACGGAATCTTTGTTTCTGATGCTGGTAAAGATGTAGAAAAACTTCAAGCTATTAGAGGATTTGCACAAGCAGCTGTACAAAATGGTCTTCCAATGTCAGCAGCTATATCAATCTTTGAAAGCGATAGTTTCCCACAAATTAAAGATAAAATTAGACAAGCTGAAAAAGCTCAAGAGGAATTGCAAAAAGCTCAACAAGAAGCACAGGCTCAACAAGGACAGCAACAAATGCAAATTCAACAAGCTCAAATTGAGTCTCAACAATTGGATAAAGAAAAAGATCGTCAATTACAAATTGAACTTGCTCTTATTGCAGCTGAAGGTGATGATAAAAAGAATTCTGCATCATTAGAAAAGATGATGAAAGATTTTGAAATTAAGCAAAAGCAATTAGAACTTAAAGAGCAAGAAATTAATAATAAACTTATTCAAAATAATACCCCAGAATAATGGCAAAAGATATATCAAAATATCTAACTCCTTTAGATAGTTTAGAAAAGAATGGAACCGAAGTAATTAAAGATTTAGAAGCAGGTTTCCGTGGGTCAGGTAGATTAGATAACTTGGTAGCAGAGTTAGCATTAAGCATGTTAGAAGTTGCTAATAAAGTTCATCTTCTTCATTGGGGAATGACTGGTCAAGGATCTTATGCTGCTCATCAAACTCTTGGTGACTTATATGATAACTTAAGAGATAAAGCAGATGCAGTTGTAGAAAACTACCAAGGTATTGCAGAAACATTGTTAACATTTATGGACTTTAATGTTAGTCCTAAATTTAAAGATGTAACTAATTGCATGACTGCATTGGATACACTTAAGAATAAAGTCGATGATTTGCAGAAAGAAAGTAAATTTTCTGAGTTCAACAACTTACTAGATGAAATTAAAGCAGATATTAATAAAGCTAAATACAAACTTACTTTCTTGAAGTAATGGATAATGCTACTAGAAGACAGATATTAGAAAAAGTAAAGCAATTAGGTTATCCTGATACAATAGAGGCTTTACGTAACCCTCAAGTACTTGATCAATATGAACAGCAATTGCAAACTCAGTCTCAACAGCAACAGCAACCCATTCAACAACAACCTACTAATTTTCCTACTCCTCCTGTTACTACTCCTAATTATAAAGTACCTCAGCCTATACAGTCCGAAGCTAAACCTTTGGTAATGTCTTTTAATGAAACTACTCCGCAGTTAATGAAAACTGGAGGTATTAAATTTGATAAAGGTGGTCCAAAAGATAAAGGCTGGAGAGAATTTAAAACTCCAACTGGACAAAGTCTGTTTCTAGACCCACGTTTTAAAGATCAACGTTATTATGTAGATGAACAAGGTAACATGGCTAATCCTAATCAAAACTTAAGTTTGTATGATGTAAACTCTGGAGTTTGGGAAGCTGGTACATCAATGCCTACATTAGAAATTAAACCACGTTATAGATATGAAAAACGTCCTGGTGCATTAGGATCATTTGAGACAGTACGTATAGATGATGATAACGGTAGCCGTGAAATTATATCTCCTAATCCAATGGAGACTAGAAGAGAACAAGAAAAATTTGTAAACTCTTTTAATCCTGCAGCAATGGCAACTGAAGGATTAGTTAATATAGGTCAAGGTAATATAGGAGAAGGATTACTTCAAGTAGGATTAACTATGCCTATTGCAACACCTTTAAAGGTTGCAGGTAAAAACGTTCCTAAAAATACAGAAGAATTAATTGATCTGTATAGGATACAAGAAAAAGGTGCAAAAACATTTAAACAACTTGCAGAAGAAGGTAAGGTGCATCCACTACTCAACAATGCAAAAACTATAGCTAAAAAAGCAGAAGAAGAAAAGTATTTCGGGCAATGGTTTACAAAAGACAAAGCGGATTTAGATTGGTATGCAAAAGATAGAGAGTTTATTGATCCTGAAATAATTAATCTAAGAGTACCGAAATCGAAATTAGAACAGTATTCTAATTATGATAAATCTTTAAGTAGAGCAGCAGATAGAGAATTTATAGTACCTATAGAAGAACAATCTTTATATAGACATACAGGAATTCCTAATAAAAAATATGGAGGTCTTAAATTTGAAGACGGAGGATTTTTTACAGATCCCCCTCCTAAAAAAGTAGAACCAACATTACCTGTAATGCAAGCACAAGCATTATCTACAGCAGTAAATCCTACAGGAGCAGAAATATTTGCAAGAGACAATGCTTTACAAATAGCTCAAAACTTAAATGCATTGCCTGAAAATCCTCCTGCATATTATCCATCAGATGCATATATAAGTGGTTTAAGATTACAAGAAAATGCTGGTAAATCTGGATTTAATAAAAACAATAATAAATGGTATTCACATGCATCAGTAGAAGGTGGTACAAATACTATTGCATATGGCCATAAACTTACTAAAGAAGAAGCTGCAAAAGGTATTTATTCAAAAGGTATAACTGAACAGCAAGCAAATGAGTTACTTAAAAAAGATTTAGAACATCATTTAAATAATGCTAAAAAAGTATTTAATAGTAAATATGGAGAAAATGCTTTTGATAAAGTACCTAATGAATTAAAAGATGTATTAGTTGATTATTCTTACAATGGTGTTTTAAATAAGTTTAATAATTTTACCCAAGGTGTATATAACTATTCAACTGCTGCTACACCTGAGCAAAAAGAATTGGCACATCAACAGATGCTAAAAGAATATCAAAGAAAAGCAGGAGATAAATTATTAACTGGTAGAAACACTTGGACAAAAGGAATGCTTGAAAGTGTTCCTACTAGAAAATATGGAGGTAAAAAATGCTATACTTGTAACAGTTCTAAAATGAAAGTGTTATATAATAAAGCAAATTATAAAAAATAATTAAACAGTTTTTAATTAAAACCCTTAATATATCTTTGTGATATGAGTAAACCCACAGTTAAATTTGAAGACATTACTTTAGACGATGTTCTAGGGGATGGAATCGAAGCAATTAGCACAGACGAAGGTGCAAAAGGTGCTTCAGCCGCTGATGACAGCGATGATAATGATGATATTAAATCTGATCCATTAGATGATGAAGAAGATGATAAAAAGTCCAGTAAATTATCTAAAAAACTGGACACAGATGATTCTGATGACGATGATACTGCTGATTCTGACGATGATGACGACAGTGGTAATATCGGTGATGGTGACGATGGTATTATTTCTTCTATTGCTAAATCTCTTGGTTACGAATTGGAAAAAGAGTACGCAGAAACAGAAGAAGGTTTAGCAGAATTTACTAAAGATATTGCACAAAACATTGCAGAAGATCAACTCGATGGTTTGTTTAAGCAATTTCCTTTAGTACAAAAACATCTGGATTTTGTTTTAGCAGGTGGAGATCCTGAGAAATTCTTTGATGCTTACAATCCAAGAACAAGTTTTGAAAATATTGAGTTAGAGCAAGAAGATTCTCGTACTCAAAAATATATGATTACTGAATTTTTAAAAACCAAAGGTCATGATGATGAGTTTATCAAAGACATGATTAATGACTATGAAGATTCTGGTAAGTTGTATGATAGAGCTAAAGTTGCTCAACGCAATCTTGCTACTATTCAAAAACAAGAACGTGATGGTTTAGTTCGTCAACAACAAGAACAACAACAACGTGCTCAAGAAGAAAACGAAAGATTTTGGGAGGGAGTAGCTAGTACAATTCAAGAAGGAAAAGAATTTGCTGGGATACGAATACCAGATCGTGAAAAAGCTAAATTTTTTGATTATATTTCTGAACCTATTAGCGATAATGGTCAGACTCGTAGAGATAAGGATTATGCAGAAGCTAATCTAGAAGCTAAACTAGCTTTGGATTATTTGATGTATAAAGGCTTTAACTTGAAAGATATTATTAACGTAAAAGCAAAGACTGAAAGCGCTGTTAGTTTAAAAGAAAAAATTAAACAAAACGAAGAGCGTGTAAGGTCAATGCAAACCAACGATAAAA